ATATTTTGCTCAATATCATTATGATGGTGCAGAAAGAGTCTATTTAAAATATCAAGTTTCTCAAGATGACATTGATAGAGCAAAATCAAATAATTCATTATCTTCTGTGACTGATGTGGATGGAGCTACTACAGCAACATGGTTAGAAGGTAAAAATTACATTCCTGTCCCAGATTCAATTATTTCTGTCATAAAGGTATTTGATTTTTCTGATAAAGGTAACATCAATATGTTTGATGTTCGGTATCAATTAAGATTAAACGATCTTTATGATTTCTCTTCGACATCTATTATTCATTACGACATGACAATGAAACATCTAGATCTTCTAGAAAGCATTCTTGTAGGTCAAAAACCAATTCGACATAATCAACACATGAATAGATTATATATTGATATGGATTGGCAAACTGACATTGTTGTAGGTGAATATTTGGTGATCGAAGCAATTCGAAAAATTGATCCTTCTACATTTCCAAATATTTGGAATGATATGTTTTTAAAAAAATATGCTACTCAATTAATTAAACTTCAATGGGGTGCAAATCTCATTAAGTTCAATGGTGTGCAAATGTTAGGTGCTGTAACAATTAATGGAGAAACCATTTATCAACAAGCGCAGGAGGAAATTATAAAATTGGAAGAGCAAATTCAACTTGCCTTTGAATTGCCTCCTGAAATTATGATAGGGTAAATATGCCAACTTCAGTTTATTTTGATACAGGCACAAAAAGAGAGCAAAGATTATATGAAGATTTAATTATTGAACAGCTTAGAGCATTTGGACAAGATGTTTTTTATCTTCCAAGAAAAATTGTAAATCTTGACGATATATTTGGAGAAGATCCTATTTCTACATTTAATGATGCATATTTAATTGAAATGTATGTTGAAAATGTAGAAGGTTATGAAGGACAAAAAGAATTAATGACCAAATTTGGAGTTGATGTTCAAGATGAAATTACATTTGTTGTTTCAAGAAGAAGATGGGAACAATTTGTTTCAATTGATGAAAATATTACAGAAGCATCTAGACCAAATGAAGGCGATTTAATATATTTTCCATTAACAAAAAAGGTATTTGAAATAGGATTTGTTGATCATGATAATCCATTTTATCAATTAAGCAATTTACCTATTTATAAACTACAATGTAGAACATTTGAATATAGTTCTGAAGAATTTAATACTGATATTACAGAAATTGATTATATTGAAAACACATATTCATTGAATATGCAGACTTATAAATTAAGTCTAGAAAATGAAACAGGTTCCATTCTTATAGAAGATCCATTAATAGGTTCTGATATTTCTTATCTTATTAATGAAGATTATAACATAGGAACCATAGAGAAAACTTCACAAAATTTAGATTTTGATATTTTGAATGATGCTATTCTAGATTTTTCAGAATCTAATCCATTCGGAGATGTTACATGATAGGTGGGCATTTTTATCACCAAACTTCTAGAGATGTGGTTGTTGGATTTGGTAGTATTTTTAATAACATTTATTTAATTAGAAAGAATTCAGCAGGACAAATTACTCAAACATTGAAAGTTCCATTGGCATATGGACCAAGACAAAAATGGTTAGTAAGAATTACAGATGATCCTAAATTACAAAAACAATTCGCAATTACTTTGCCAAGAATAGGATTTGAAATTACAGGTCTTGAATATGATGCTACAAGAAAATTAAACAAAGCTATAAAAGTTAAAAAATTAACAAATACAAAAGAGACAGATCAAGCAGTTTCTTCTTATATGCCTGTTCCTTATAATATGAATTTTGAGCTTTATGTGATGGCAAAAAATTCTGATGATGCGTTACAGATTGTTGAACAAATATTACCTTTCTTTCAACCTGAATATGCAATTACAATAAAAGAAAGACCAGATTTAGATATTGTTCGTGATGTTCCGATTGTTTTAAATTCTGTAGCATATTCAGATGAATATGAAGGCGAATTTGCCACAAGAAAGGCTATTGTTTATACTTTGGCATTTACTGCTAAATTCTTTTTGTATGGTCCTGTTCTTTCTCAGAAGGTTATTAAACAAGTGCAGGTTGATCAATATACAAATACACCAGATGTTGCAGTGGCACGAGAGCAAAGATATACTGCTACTCCAGATCCAATTACTGCATCTTTTGATGATGATTTTGGATTTAATGAGACAACTTCATACTTTGAAGATGCAAAAACATTTAATCCAGTAACAGGACAAGATGAGTAATTCAACAGATACATTAGATGAAGTTTTGGGAATAACAAGTGTGGTTGAACAAACTTCAGTTGTAGTGAATAAACCAAAACCAATTCTGAAACCTAAATTAAATCTGGATGATATTGATAATGATTATAAATATCAAAGAGATAATTTATATACATTGGTTGAACGTGGACAAGATGCAATAGAGGGTATTTTGCATATTGCAAGAGAATCTGAACAACCAAGAGCATATGAAGTTGCAGGAAATCTAATTAAAAATATTGCTGATGTTACTGACAAATTAATGATACTTCAAGAAAAAATGAAAAAAGTAAAAGAAGAACCAAATAAAGGTCCAAGAAGTGTAACAAACGCATTGTATGTCGGAAGCACAGCCGAACTCCAAAAACTACTGAAGGATAAAAAACAAGATGCCATTAACGAGAATTAAACTTACTGCCATTGCAGATGGTGGAATTACAGCTGTAAAACTTGCAAATCCACTAAATCTTTCTTCATTTGATGTTACCCTGCCACAAGGTGTGGGTGGAACTAATTGGACAAATGCTGTACAAACTTCAAGTTTTACTGCTGTTTCTTCCAATGGATATTTTGTAGATACAACTTTGGGAGTGGTAACAGTAACACTACCTGCTTCTCCTTCGGTGGGTAATTATGTTTCACTTGTTGACTATGCTGGAACAAATAGCAGAACGGGGACTGATGCAAATGGTTTCTATACTAATCGCATTCAGATTAATCCAAATGGTTCAAAAATTAATGGTTCTACTGATTACAAAGATATTGGTGCCAGTAGAGGTGGTGTACAGCTGGTTTATGTAGATTCAACACAAGGTTGGATTGTAACTGATGCTGCAAATGAGAATACTGTAAAAGCACTTCTTCCATCAACTCCAACAATTAATGTTGGTGGTATATTGAATTCTGCTAGTGAAGCATGGTTCCAGACTGCTGGAGATACTATTACAGTAAATGGTACTGGATTCATGGAAGGTGTAAGTGTTGTTCTTATTGATACAATTGGTTCAACAGAATACACAGCAGATAATGTGGTTTATGTAAGTTCAAATCAAATAACTTTTGATATTCCTGCTGGTGTTATTACTTCTGGACAAACACCTGGAGAAGATCCATTTGATGTTAAAATTCTCAATTCTAATGGTTCATTTGTTATTAATTCTGATGCTCTTGAATATGCTCCAACTCCAACATTCCAGACTTCAAATGCAAGTCCTCTCGGACTTGTAACAGCTACAACAAATGATCCAAATGCTGATGCATTTGCTGATCTTGGTGTGACTATTTCGGCAATCTCTCTTGATCCTGATGACCAAGCAGTTACCTATGCAATCACTACACTTCCAACAGAACTTATTGGATTGACAATTAATTCAACTACAGGTGCATTGGAAGGTGGAATTCCAACAAATGGATTTCCTGCTGATGATACTTCTACTGGTTATACATTTACGGTTACTGCTAGTGTAATATCAGACCAAACCAGTATTACAAGGACATCTACAAGAGATTTTGTAATTACCTTGGAAGGTAATGTTTCTGCTCCAACTGTTACCAGTGTTGACCAAGATTATATTTCACAATCTGGAACAGAAATCACAGTAACAGGAACAGGATTTAAAGATGCTCCAACTGTTACTTTGTTGGCACCCGACAGCACACCATATGTGGCATCATCTGTGACTTTTGATTCGGCTACGCAAATCAGATTTCAAACAACTGCTGCCATGGCAACTGCAATTGAAACAGTAGGACAAGTTTCAGGTGATGAAAGATTTGACTTGAAAGTTACAAATCCAGTAAGTGGATATTCTAGAGAAGGTACTCTTGCTAACACATTTGAATATGCTCCAACTCCAACATTCAATGAAGCATCTGGATCAGTTGGATCATTAAGTGCAGCAGCAAGTCAAGATTATTCAACTCTTACAACTACAACTCTTGATGCCAATCCAGTTGACCCTGATGATACTATTACATATTCTCTTACCAATGTGGCAGCAGAACTTGCCAATTTGGCAATTAATTCATCAACCGGAGCAATTTCCGGAACAGCTAATTTGAGTACTGTTACACCTGCTGATTATAATTTCACAGTTGTGGCATCTGCTACTTCTGCCGAAACTGGTAATGTAAAAACTGATAATCGTGTTTATACCATTGCAGTTGTTGCTGCTTCTTCTTTCTACGACTACCCGATTGAGCAGTCATTACGGTTTGATGGGAGTAATTATTTGAGTAGGGTGATGTCTTCTAGTAATAGAAAGAAGTTTACTCTAAGCGCTTGGATAAAACTAGAAAGGGCTCATTACGCTACAGTATTAACGGCATACTCTTCCGATACAGCAAGAACAATGCTAGCGTTTGTCAACGGCACTACACCTTCTTATGTAGTTAGTCAATCTGAAGCTACAGCGGATCACTGGCAAAATAATGTGTACCAAATAAGAGATTATAGTGCTTGGTATCATTGGGTAGTTGTTATAGATACTGACCAAATTGTTGCAAATAATCGTGTAAGCTATTACCTAAATGGAGTAGAAATTGAGCCTACATCCAATACTTGGAGCCAAGGAGAATTGACATATATAAGCAATGATCAAGAAGTTAGAATTGGAAGATATGACAGCAATTATTTTTTTGGCTACATGGCAAACATCCAATTTATAGACGGGCAAGCGTTAGATCCGTACTTCTTTGGCGAATTTAAAGACAATATTTGGGTTCCTTACAACGCATTTAGCACTGCAGGATCTGGTACAGCAACAGCATCTGATGGGGATACGGCAACAAACAGTTACGGCACAAACGGATTCCATCTTGACTTCAGTCCTGCAAGCATAGTATACAACGGAACAACAATCACACAAATCAATGATGTCTCTGGTAACAACAACCATTGGACTGCAAACTAAAAAGAATAAAACTTAGGAGAAAATAAAAAATGGCATTTAGCGCACACGATATTGTATCGGACAGTCCAACGAATAATTTTGCAACTTTTAATCCTTTGGATATTGGTACTAGCGATGAAGTATTCAGAGAAGGTAATACCTTTAGACGTAGTGGTGATACATACTCCAGCTATGACATTGGAAAAACTAATTTTATTATTCCAAAAACAGGTAAATGGTACGCTGAGTTTTGTGTAGTTGGACAACGTGCAACCGATCCTCCGACATCATATTTTGGAATACTAAAGTCTACTGCGATACCTGCGGGAGATTCACCGCATCCAGATAACGGATATTTTTTTGCAAAAGGTACTAATAACAATACTCCAGACAAGTATGACGGTATTACGCCTAGTTATTCTACAATGTCTGATAGTATTTCAACACCTTTAGGCTTTATAGCTCAGGTTTTTTTTGATGCAGATAACAATAAAATATGGTTTGGCTTAAATAACACTTGGCTTGAATCAGGTAATCCTTCAGCAGGTACGGGTCATATATATACTACATCTACAGCGTATGATTGGGTTTTCAGTGCTGGGCGTAATACTAACGATGGTGGACGTTGGTCGGAGGTTGCTTGTAACTTCGGGCAAGACCCAACCTTCGGTGGAAATAAAACGCCTTCTGGTGGTACTAATTCTGATGGTTCATATCCAGACAAAAGTACATCTGGAATTGGTGGATTCTTCTATGAGCCTCCTGCTGGCGCACTTGCACTTTGTACTGCCAACCTGCCAGAAATGACATCAACTGTAGATGATGATGTGCCGAAGGATTATTTTAAAGTTGTGACGTATACTGGAACTGGAAATACATTACAGATTACTAATGTGGGTTTTAAACCCGATTTAATTTGGATCAAGAGAAAATCAGGGACGTATAATGCGAATCATTGCTTATTTGATTC